GGTCAATTTCAGACATTTGCGACTTTCTTTGGTCTACCTAACTTCTTTACAGGAGTAGGTTGAGATAGAACTACTGGTTTTTCAAAGGACTCTTTTTCTTGTACATCAATTCTGACATATCCTGCATGACCTTTCATGCTGTCAATATCGTGCTGATGAACAAAAGTTACTGTTTGACCGCTTACCAAACAACGAAATGTAGCCATAAGAATCCTTTGAAAAAGGGGGTTATTAGCCCCCCTTTATTAAACTGCACGAGCCACGATAAGGTTCAATGTAGTTGATGCCAAGTCCACAGAACCTGCTGTAGGGTTGTAGGTCACGATAGTCACTGTATTAGCGGCTGAAACATAGGCTCTACGAACCAAACCTGCTTCAGATACGCCAATTGCCATACCGAGAACCATATCACCCAGTGCAACGCCTGGAACTGTAACTGTATCTGTAGCGGTAGATACGGTAGCTACTGATGCGCTATCGAGAGTACAAATAACGTCCCAAGTGTCTGTAAAAAGACCACGGAACTGGTCATTACCCCTGCGCGAGGTAACTGCTGTTGCTGCTGCCATAATAAATTCTCCTAATTAAGTTAAAAAAGTCCCCCCACCACGAAGGCAGGGGGCGCAACTGCAATTAGGCTGGAACTGCCAAAGCAAAGGCGGCTGAAGCATCAGCAGCAGTGCTAGTGGCGTTAGTACGGAGAGCCTTGACACCATACAAAGTATCAGCAGTAAACAATGTACCGAGGTACTCTTGCTTGTACTGAGTCTGTGAACGGATGCCCAACTGCTCAACCAACACCATGGAGTCTTTGTGACCCATCAAGCAAATACGGTCAGTGGTAGAGTTACCAGCGCCAGTATCAGCGTTAGAGGAAGCAAAAACAGCCATACCATAAAGCTGACCAATTTCACCGTTGCGGATTGCATCGCCATTGCCGACAAATGCTTGCTCAGTGTAACGAGCCAAACCCATCAGCGTGTTACGGCTTGAGGGTGGGATCAAGAAGAAACGACCGTCCATAGGAACATCGTTGTCATCAAGACGTTGGATAGTGCGACGAATAGCGGCATCGGTCAAAGCGGCTGCGTTTGAAGATGTGCTGTTGTAAGCAGTAGTACCATCAGAACCAACAAAGGCTTTGGTGGATGTGTTGCTAGTAGCATAGTCGTTAGTACCGACAGTAGCGCCATTGAATGCACGACCCAATTGAACCAAGTCAGTGTCGATGCGTTTAGCCAAGGCATAACCAGCGTCTTCTGTGTAGAAAGAACGCAGTGATGTCAGAGCTTGAACTTCGACGATGTCTTCGATCAAACGTGAGTATTCATAGTGCTTGTTGATCGACACTTGAATCTGAGTGTCGCTCTCTGCAATCAGAGTAACGGCATCGGTAGCGGCTTTAGCAGAAGCATTGCCACGAGCGGGGCTAGGGATGTTGATATTGTCACCCTTTTTGCCTTTGAAAGACATCTTCTTGACTATGTTAGCCAAAACGAGGTTCTTTTTATAGGCGGCAACAATTTCATCACTCCAAATTTCTGGAATGAAGTTAGCTGCGGAGGTAGTGGTTACACTATTTGTGGGGGAAAATGCGGTATTAGCCATGATTAAATTTCCTAAGTTAAATTATCGAACACGACCTTCGGAATATGCTTGCATGATTTCATCACTCAATGCTTCATATCTAGAAGGATCAGTCATCTTGAGACGAATGAGGTCACTCCTTCGATAGACTCTCTTTGAACTTTCTCCAGATCCACCTACATCAACTTGTGCGGCTTTCATGCTCTTTGTCCTCTGTGCGTTACCCGCTTGTTCAGACTCTTTAGCTTTAATACCACGCAATTGTTTGAAGGTAGACAACAATTCATTAGCCGAATCATAGTCAAAATCACCATCAGCCTTTGCGTAGAGTCCCAAGCGTACAGGTGATGATTTCACCCAGTTTTGGAACTCAGAATCATTGACTACTTGTGAGTAATCAGGATGATCTTGCGCTAACTTCTGTTGAATTTGCATCCTTTTGAAATCTTGACCAGCTTGTCTGGCCGCAAGAACATCAGGATGTCTATCAATCGTATTTTGAACTGCTTTCTGAGGATTCTCAAAAAAGTCAACTTCAGGTTCTTCCTCAACTTGCTGTTGTTTTGATCCAAGGTTTTGCTTTAGCAACTCATCAGCCAATTTACGGACTTCGCCAACCTCTTGGGCTTGCTTACCAATGAGCTTTTCAGCCTCTTGGTGCATCCGTACTATCTCTTCTAGACTTTTTGCCCTGTATTTCTCAGGAAGTTCAGTTTTAGACTCTTCTACTTCGAGTTCGCCTAGCGGCTCTTTTTCATTATCAATCAGCATATTTTTGTTCCTGCCAAAATGGTTGTAGGATAATCAACTCGGCTTTCGCTTATGAGTTGGCTTTGCGCTCTGCATTCAATTTATCGATGTGTTTAGCCTCAAACCGCCCATAAGAGGACGGAAAATGACCAGACCAACCTTCTAAATTGAAGTTAGGTGCGCTTATTATGCGGTGAGCAATCCCACCACATTTACACTGAATTTCAGTAGTCTCATAAACTACCAAAGCCTCAGTGCATTGCCCGCATTCGCAAGCAAATTCATACATTCTTTTCATTCAAATCCTCGTATGCTCGTTCGCTGACACTTTTAAGTGTTTTTAGCCAAGTCAGGATAGAAATCTCGCCTTTGCGAAATTGTAAACTTTTTTCGTCTGCAATGGTAGATACATTATTAACTGCTTCTAACATTACATCAATATCTTCCATTAGGTCAATCCATCCCTGTTGGGAAAATAGATCAAACCTATCTTCATAGTACTTTTGGAGATCAGGGGTCATGCTTGACCCCAAGGTTTTCCGCTTGCAGTAACAGGATTCTTCTGCAATTCAATCTGAGCAGCCAAAGCAGACTCTGTAGCTTCTTTATCAACAGATTCCCATACCCAATTAAGGACTGTGGATTCTGTAAGGTTTGCATAAGGAATTGTAGGAGAGCCTTCAGACCAACCAACAGTAGCGTAAATGGAAGCGGTATGCTCACCATCTACTGCTGTAGCAGTCCAATGGGCTTGTGTTACAAAGCCATCGGCTGTGTTGCTATCGAGGTTTGTGATTGTCCATGTAGTAGTCATTATTTATTCTCCAAAGCAGTAATCCGTTGTGTCAATGTAGTGATTTGGGCTTGTTGTTCTTGCAAACCTTTGATAAGCATAGGAACAAACACACTGTACTTTACAGACTTGGTTGTTGTGCCAAGGTCATTGCCTTCTCTATCTCTGTCAGGTGATTCTTCCACCATACCTGGAAATATTGTTTCAAGTTCTTGGGCTACAACGCCAATCTGTTTTTGCTCTTCACCAATTAAATTGTAATTACGGACTTTGACTTGCATTAAGTTTGCAAGTTTTGGTGTGGCATCAACAATATTTTCTTTTAATTTTACATCTGAATATGCGCCATAGCTATTATTTACGTTTTGGACATTTCCATTTCCATATACAACCATGCGAACGCCAATGCCATCTGTATCGCAGAACATATAATAACTACTAGTATTATTTGTATTGCTACCACCCAATTGCATAATTAAAGTGGAATCACCAGATACATTACGAGTGTTATGTAAAAAACAAGTTCCTGCATTTGAGCCTTCAGCAGATAACTTTCTACTTGATGATGTCATGCCCACCAGCAAGTTACCGCTTGAGTCTATACGGGCACGTTCTGTTGCGTTGGTTGCAAATGCCATGTAGCCATTTGAACTATTATAAAAAAGGCTGTTTACTCCGTCTTGTTGAAGATTAAAACCTGCAGCATTACCAGTAGTACTATTTCTAACTACCAAATTAGCGTTAGATGTGCTTTGGTCGTAAATCTTCAATACGTTACCATTTACTTCTAATTTCGTTGTTGGCGAACTTGTACCAATACCCAAGTTACCGCTTAAGTCTATACGGGCGCGTTCTGCGCTATTGGTATAAAAATAAATTGGCTTTGTACCTAAATCAGCAATTAATGTACCAGTACTGTCCTGACCAAAAACAGATGAAGCAGTAGAATTTGTGTTGTAAGAATATGATGCAGTGCTTGTTGAAATTACTTCAAAGTTTTTACCTCCAGTAGTGCTTGATACTGTTAATCTTGTTGTAGGACTTGTAGTACCAATACCCAAATTCCCCGTGCTATCAAACCTTGCCGCCTCTACACCACCCTCAGCAAAAGCAATGGTGTCAGCCGCAGGGAAGAAGATGCCTGTGTTTGTGTCGCCAGAAGCAAATAAACTAGGAGTTGAGGCAGAACCCGCAACGAAACCTAGCGCACCAGTCATTGTGTCGCCAGCTTTAGCTACTGCTCCAAGATTTGAAAGCGCAGATGCAGCAGTAGTTGCACCTGTACCACCGTTAGCAATTGCAACTGTTCCTGTAACATTAGATGCAGTACCAGTAGTGTTCTGATTAAGCGTAGGAACATCTGCTGCTTGAATTGTGTTCATCACAACATCAGTACCATTGCCCCGCAAATATGAACCACTGGTAACAGC